GACTTTTCATTTTATGCAAATGAAAATATAAAAAAATATATGTTTTTTTATGATTTTATGTCTGAATACTATAGAAATTTAGCAAATTTAAAAAAAATCAAATATTCAATTGATAATAAAAGTTTATATTCAAATGAATTTGAAATGAAAGTAAGATATATTATTAAAAAAACTATTGACAATCGCGATTATATTATCAATATTAATAATAATAATACAGAATTGGATTATTATATTGTAAAATTAAAATTAGATACAGACGGTGATATAAATAATTTAGATGAATTATCGCAACCAAATGGTAAATATAAAAATTTAAGTATTGATAGTAATTATATAGATTCATTTAAATCATTATTTGAAAAAATAATAAAAGATAAATATTTTTTTGAAATTGATAAAGAAAAAACAGATTATTATTCCTTATTATCATTATCTTATAAATATAAATATGAAAAAAATAAATTAAATTATTATATAGCAAAAACTATATATTTTTATTTTATTTCAAAATATAAAACAAAAGTTGAAGAAATAAATAATATAATATTAATTGATTTTCCTTTAATTTTTGAAAATTTTAATAAAATTATAAACGAAGATACGAATGAGTCTTTTTTAAAAGTTATTAAAAATACTAAACAAAAAAAATTTGAATATGATAAAAAAATTAAAAAAAATATTGATGAAAAAGCAAAGCAAATTGCTTTATTAATAAAAGGAAAAGAAAAGAAAATTGATGAATTAAAAAAAAAAAAAAATAATTATACTTTACAAGAATTAGATTCAAAAATTGAAACTTATGAAAAAGATTTTAATTCTAAAATAGAACAAATAAATAAGGAAAGAGAAATACTATTAAATAATAGATATATTAATAGAGAAGAGTCTCGTGTAAATGAAGCAATAGAATATAAACAAGATTTACAAAATATAAATGATAATATAGAAAATAATAAAGATAAATTTACTAAAATTAATAAACAAATAAATACAGATAGAAATTACATTAATATAGTGTCTATCATAATATATATATCGGTATTTTTACTTATTACTTTATTTGTAATATTAGGATTAAGTAGTGTTATTGGTGGTTCAAATATTAATATATCAATACCTATAACATTCATTATAATATCAATTATATTGTATATTATAGTATATAATTATATAGGAAATAACAAAAACATATATATTAAAACATATCAAAAATCTAATATATTGAACAAAATTTACAATAGTTTTGGATTAGATTTATTTGAAAAGTTTATAGATGAAGATTCTGCAACAAAAACAGATTTGAAATTATCAATGTCACAGGAACAAATTGATAAATTAGATCCAATCGTAAAAGATTTACTTTCAAAAAGTAATATTGGAGATAATTTTGATAAACTTGATGCTAATGGTGTTATGTCAACAGTATTAAAAGATAATATTATTTCTAAAATTGAAAATGATTCTACAAGAAAAATTTTAGTAACTATACCTACATCTGTTCTAAACTATAATTATGCAATTGATCTTTATAAAGAACATATAATAAATACTGATACTTTTGACATGATTCATGATTTATCTTCACACGAAATTACACATCAAGATATTAGTCTTTCTGATTGGAGTAGTATTGAACCAAGAAATGTGGATAAAACAGAAATATCAGTACCAATTATTAAAAATTTATATAATCAAATAAAATCATTAGCATTTGTAAATAATAATAATGATATTCATACTGTATATACTTTGAAAATTCCTAAAGGTATAGAACGATTTGAAGTAACTGCACTTGTTATTGGTGGTGGTTCTTTTGGAGGTCACATTGCTCCAAAAGAAGAATTTNATAAATCTCAAAAACCACCTGTACAAAATATGGGAGAAGGTGGTGCAGGAGGTTCAGTAATTGCACAAAAAATAATATTAATAGAAGGAGAATATGAAATTGGTGTTGGAAGAGGTGGTTCATGGTTGGGTCAAGATTTATTAGCAAAAGCAATAGATCAAGGTCAAGCAACATGTTCTTATATTAAAAATAAAACTACAAATCAATATTTAATATTGGCACAAGGCGCAGAATATATAAATTATGGTAATCAAGAACAATACAATTTACAATTGAGTGGTGGTACAAAAATTTTAGAAACAGGAATTATAAATGATCCTGCAATTACTCCAACTAATATAATAAAAAATATTGCTTTGAGTTCAAATAATATTGGTAATAAAGATATAATAAGTTCAGGTGGTCGCGGAGGATTAGTAATACCTGCAACTGGACAACGAGGATATACTTTAATAACAGAATTTGGCGCAAATAAAGATACTTTCTATTTATCTGGTAGTTCTTATGATAATACTAAGTTTAGTCAATATTCAACTAGTGGTAATTTAGGTGTTCAAACAGACTCTATAAATGATAATAATACTTATAATTTTCAAAAGTATATAAACGGGGGTTATGTTGCTGGAGGTGGTGGTGCAGCATCTTTTTGTGAAAGACCACTATTAGCAGATGAAGAAGATGCATCACAAAATTTTTTCAAACTAGGAGAATATTACTATACATGTATTTCAAATTCTTCAACAACATTTGGTGTTGGTGGATTAGGAGGTGGGGGTGATGGTAGTGGTCTCGACTATGGTAAACATGGATTATTAAGCACCGGTGCAGGAGGAGGTGGGGGTAAATTTAGAGGCGGTGATGGTGGTTCTGGTTTAATTTTGTTAAAGTTTGACCACCAGGTATTAAAACAAAATATGGATGATTTGATAAATTTAGAAGTAAAAAGACTAATGAGTTCAATATATGATATAAAAACACTCAATACAGGTATTGAAATTAAAAAAGAAAGAGCTAATTTATTAGAATTAGGTAATGAAATAAATAGAGGAAAACAAGAAATTAATGACAAATATACAGAATTAGGGGTAAAACTTGAAACAATTGATGATCAGGATGATATGATAGATGAGTATAATACTTTAATTAGCGAGGCAGAAACAGAGCAAAATAGATTAAAAGGTAAAATTGATGCATATGAGACAGAAATACAAAGATATGATACTGAAATATTGAATAAAGGGGCTGAAACAGAATTAAGTAAAAAACAAATTGAAGAAATTAAAACAAATATTGAATTACAAAAAGAACAATTAGCGCGATTAACTTCACAAATTGAAGAATCGCGAAAAAGACACTCAAGTAATAAATTAGCAGTTGAAGGAGCAAAAGCTAAATATATTGCTCAAGTAGCTATTAAACTTGAAGCAGAAGCATGTAAAAGAGCATTATTTGCTGCAGAAACTGCCAAAAGAAGAGAATTGCTTGATTCTCAAAAATTAGAAAAAGACATATATGATAAAATGGTTAAACAAGCAGATGAGGCACAAAAAAAAGCAGAAGATGAAGCCGCTGAGGCAGAACGAGTAAGAGATGTAGCTTTAGCTGATCAAAAAGTTGCAGAAGAAAAATATAAAAATAGTAAAAACGAATATGCTACATTGCTTTCAAGTACTAAATTAACAGAAAGCGAAAAAGGTTATTTACTTTCTTTAAAATTAGCGATTGATTATAGAATAGCTGGTATAAACATAAAAGAAAATACCAAATTATATGATAATTTGAATGAGATTGAGAAAACAGAAATGCAAAGAAATTTAGAATATGAAAAACAAAAAAGAGATAGATTTGTTAATGATATTATAATTGAATTAACAAGTTCTTTAAATAATATTGAAAATGGTAAAGGAGTTATGTCGTCACGATTTTCTGTAAATAGAATCTCATCCGGTGACTTAAAATTAAGAACACATGTTGAAACAGTTGAGGAAAAAGAAAATAGAGAAAAAGATGAATTATTAAGAAATTATGAACAATCCGCATATGTTAATGAAGAAACTTTTGCAAATTTTACAGTAACAGAACATTTTAATACAAGTGAACAATTAACTACAAATATTTTTAGAAAAAATTCTCAATCATATATACCACCAGATAATATAACGGTTATTGATATTGAAATATTTGCACACCCACAATTATTAAAACCACATGCATTAAATGTATTACAAGAGATTACAAAACAATTAAAAGATTTGAATTCTTCCATTAGAAATTCAAGATATTTAAGATATACTAGGGCTTTTAAAACATCATTGAATGAAGATAATAGAACTATATATACACATACTGATAAAAAATGGATAGAAGTTGAAAAAGAATCTAATTTACTAAGTGATACTAGTATTTTAGAAAATAATAATAATTTAATTGATAGTATTGATGATATTTTTGACAAAATAGATAAATCAAATATTGATGATGAAACTTATTATGATAATGTTAATCCGTTAGTTAAAAAAGAATACAAAAAATATAGCAATTATCAAAATAATAGTAATGTATATCTCAAAATGGTTGAAAATTCTACAAATGTTAAATTATATGATATTAGATTAAAAGAAACTATTGCAAATTATGTAATAACTTTGTGTATATTATTATCAATTTATATATTTATAGCAAAATTTTATAATAATATCTTTATTTTAATTGTATTTGTGATTATAATATTAATATTAACAACAATATTTTTTACTGAAATTTATGAAATTGTTTATACAAAATCAGATAAAAATTATTGGCCAAAATCTAAATTATAATTTATTAAAGTTATTCAAAGTTTTTTTATACATATCAATATTTGATAAATAATCTTTTTCTTTTTTGATAAAATTATTATCTATTAACCATTCTTTTGAAATTAAATTATAGTTTGATTTTTCGTTTAATAATATATATAATAATAAATAAGCAATTACAAGTATTATTAATCCTTTAACTAAACTTTTTGTACTAAATACTAATAATGAATAAAATATTATAGCTTGTGTTATTCTATTTTCTAACATCTTTTCTTGTACAGGCGTGACTTTAAATTTTAAAAAGCGACCACCAATATGCATAAATATTATTTGTAAATATGATGCCGGTTCCAAATAAGTCATATGTTATTCCTATATTGATAGAAATATTTTTATATATTTTATATAAATAGATTATATAGAAAAATTAAAAATGTCAGATGCAACATTAAAAAATTTAGATAATGAAATTGCAATAATTGAAACTAATATTAGTATTAATAATTTATACAATACATTTTTATCAAAGTTTGATACAAAAACATATGATGATATTGATAGAATTGACAATAAAACTTTTGAAAGATATGAATCATTATTAAATTTAGATTATATAAAAGCAAATATTTCGTATGAAAATGAATTTTTTACAAATAATGCTAAAATTAATAATTATGCTGGTAATCCGGTTGATTTAACACTAAATATAAGTACTCATTCGGGTAATAAAGCACTTGAAGTTAATTTATCAAAATTTTTTAGTAGAAAACTAAATATATATAATGTTTATTTAGACTTTGTATTACAATTTCATCAACAAATTCATGAGTTCATAACAAGTAATCATAAATTAGATGAAAAAATTTATGAACAAGAATTTACTTATAAAATGAGATATTTTATAGATAAAAATATATCATATACTTTAAATGATAAAGACTTTTTTATTAATGATCAACATAAAATATTAAAATTTAAATTAAACAAAAATAATATTGAATCTAAAAATATAAACTCGGAATTAATAATCATTACAGATTATCCAGATGATAATGTTAAAAATTCATTTAATAATATGTTATATAATATTGATAAATATGATTTACTAAAACATATTGATTTAATTAATACAAACGAATCGTGGAAAAAAAATAAATTTTCATTTATTGAATATGGTAAAATAAATTTGATGTTTCATTATTTAATATTACTTATATTATATAAATATATATCAAAAAATTATGGAACAAATATAAATAATTTAGATAAATTAGTTGGATATTTTAATACTAGTGTTAATAATAATTATAAACTTCTTATTGATATTAATAGAAATGTAGAAATATCATATAATAATAAACAAAAAAATTCATTAACAGAATCACAAGAAATAAAACATGTAATAGATAGAACTGTTGAATTAAAAAAAATTAATAATAATTTAGCAATAAAATCACAAAAAATTAAAGGTATGAATAGCAAAATAAATGAACAACAAAGTAAATTAAGCAAAATCAATATTGTCTTAATTATTACAATAATAATATTTATATATATTTTTATGTGTTTAATATTAAATAGTTATATTAATAATAATGCAATTTATATTTCTGGAGCTACTATATTATTAATTAGTTTGGTAATATATATATATGTATATAATTTAAAAAATACAGCATTTTATATAGCTGAAAATTTTTTGAATAGTAATATTCAAGCAGAATTAGAGGAAAATATTAATCAATTTAAACTTGCTTGTGATACCATAAAACAAAAATCATCATATTTATCTGACACATATTATGATATTGTAAATCCTCTTTTAAATATAGAATTAAAAAATTATAGAGAAAAAAGTGATAATACTAAATTATATGACAAGATTGCAAGTTTTAATGTTAATATAGGNCAAAGAGATATAAAATTTACAATTGAAACAATTCAATATTTAGTTAATTTATCAATATTATTTGTGTTTATTTTGTTATTATTAAAAATAAATAGTAGTCTAAAATATNTTGTAATTATAATATCATTTGTAATATTTATAATGTTAACAACAATATATTTTGCAAAAATTGTAAGAGTAGTTAGAACAAAATCAAATAATTATTATTGGGATAAACCAAAACCATTAAATCAAAAAAAATAATTTAAATTTTTTCAATATAATTTTGAAAATTTTCTATATAATTATTTAAATTAATCATCATATTTTTTTTTATTGTTTTTTTAGAATTATTATCAATAAATATTAAATAATCAAATATNAAAGAAATTATAAATATCAAAAACAATACACCAATNNTTTTATCCCATGCAAATAAATAATAATTAATTATTAATAATGGAATAAATATAATTTTATTTTCAATAATTTGCAATATAAATTCTGGATTTAATTTTGAAGGTCTAAGTGAATAAATTATTATATATATTGAAAAAATGCCAATTATAATACCCTTTAATAAAGTATTCATAGTTTCATACATTTTATTTTCATCGACATCTTTATTTGCCATTTTGTGTTATTCTATTAATTTAAATTATTTTTTTATAGTATATATTAGGGAATAATATTTTATTTGTTATAAATAAGATGAATTATGCAACTTTAGCTGAAGCATTTAATGTTGAAACTTTTGATAAAAAAAAAAAGAAAAAGGAAAAATTCGAAGATAATAATGATATAAATGTTGAAGAATATAAAAAAGAATTTTCACATTGCGAACCAATACAACCGCCTCATTTTAAATTACCTGTATCAGGAAAAGCAATGGAAAAATATAATGATGCTTATCAAGTATTTTTAAAAGACAGAAAAATAAATGAAAATAAAAATTATAATAAAAATGATATAATTAATACAGTAAATAACAATAGTAATTCAAAATCTTCAATAAATTTATATGAAAATTATGATAGAATTAAAAATGATAAAATAGATTCTATCGAACCTTATTATGACGAGGATTTAGATAATTATTTAAATTTAAGTGATTTTAATAATAATAATGTACAAATGCAAAAAATATGCGACGATGATTATAAAAAAACACTAATGAATTATGATTATAATTTAAGAACACAAGATACATTTAATCATAATAAAGATGATTATGTTTTAGTATCAAAAAAAGATTTAATGGAATTTAATAATTCTCTAAATATAAAAAATAATAATTATAAAAATGCTATAGATAAACAAGAAATATCAAATAATCCAAATAATAATTCAGTAAACTATAATAATAATACTGAAAATATTCCAAATAGAAATAATTTAATAAATAAAATATATGAAGAAACAATAAGACCATATGATGATATGATTATAAATAATCCAACTAGAATTATTGAAAATTATGAAAATATTAATAAAACAAATAATTTCTATAAAACTTTAATAAATATTGCAATATTTATTTTGATTGGTATTTTTATTATATATTTATTAGATTTACTAACAGAATTGGCATTAAATAGAGGTATGAAAAAAACATTAGATACATTATTGCCTTTATTAGAGGAACTTAAAGAATTAAAAAAATAATATAAATAATATTTAATTATTTATATTATAAATGACATATACTCATGTAGTTATATCCGGGGGTGGTTTATATGGTGTTTGTATGTTAGGTGTATTAAGATATCTATATATTGAAAAAAAACTAATACATGTTAAAAATATTGCAGGAAATTCAATGGGTGCTTTTTTTGCTTTAGCACATTGTTTAAAAATTGATATTTTAGAATTAGAAAATATTATTAAAGATTTAGCATGTAATAAATCTTTATCAATTACAAAAAATAATTTTGCCAACATTTTTTTTAAAAATGGAATAGTATCTTTTACTATTTATACTGATAAATTAAAAGAATATTTAAATAATAAATATAAATTAAATAATTTGACATTTATTGAATTGACTAAAAAATTTGGTGTTAATTTATATGTTAGTGCGACGAATTTAAATAAATGTAATAATATTATATTTTCAACTGATAATACTCCAAATGTTAGTATATTTGATGCTACGGCGGCATCAATGTCAATTCCTTATTTTAGTAAACCAATATTAATAGAAGGAGAATATTATCTTGATGGTTTATTTACTAATAATTTTCCAATTAATATATTTGATAATATATTAAAAGATAACATATTAGGTATTATAATAAAAATTTCATCTTCTTATGATATTAAAATATATGAAAAAAATAAAAAATTAAATTTTATTGAATATAATAAAAGATTATTAGAATTATTAATAACTAATACATCAAAAGTTGCTTTTTTTAATTTGATTGATGAAAATAATAAAAATTTATTGATTATAAATGATTCTCCTATTACAGATATGTTATTAATTAATATAAAAAAAGATTCTATAAAATGTGATTGTAATAATGATCATATTGATAATTTAATATTAGATGGTTATATAAAAACACACGATTTTTTTAATGATATAAAGAGTTAATAATTATTATTATTAATTATGAATATATTTAATAATACTATTCATGTTGGAGAAAATACAATTAAAAATAAAGAAGAACTTGTTACAAAAGAAGTTGTGTCTAAAAATGAAAATTCATGGTGGTATAAATCCAAAAATAATAAAACAAGAATTATGTTATGTGGTACTTATCCTATAGGAACTAGTAATGGTTATTCAAAAGTTGTTTATTATATATGTAAATATTTACAAAAATATAATGATATTGAATTAACGGTTTATGGTTTTCAAAATGTTAATAATACTAATGGTGCAAATATTAGAAATGATTTAGATAATGTTATATTATATGATGTTTTAGCAAATGAAAATCCAAAAAGAAATGGATTTGGAGAAAAAGAAATTGGTAATTATATTAAAAAAAATCCACAAGATATTATAATTATATTTAATGACTCNATTATAACAACCGCTTTGGTTGCAACATTAGTTAAAGAATGTTGGANTGAAAAAAATAATTTTAAATTAATATCTTATATGGATCAAGTTTATAAATATCAAAAAAAAGAATATATACAAATATTAAACTCTTTTTTTGATGGTATTATTACATTTACACCATATTGGCAAGAAATTGCTATTAAATTAGGTATTACTAAACCATTATATAATTTTCCACATGGGTTTGATTATAATTTATATTATCCTATACCACAAAATGTCGCAAGATTATATTATAACTATAATGATGATGATTTTATGATATTAAATTTAAATAGAAATCAACCAAGAAAAAGATGGGATATATCTATAATCGCATGGTCAAAATTTTTAGTAATGTGTTATACTAAATTTAAAAAAATTAGTAACTTGAAATTAGTTATTGGAACTTCTATGAATGGATATTGGGATTTAATGGAATTATTTCAAAATGAAATAAGATTTACTGAAATTCCATGGGAAGAAGCAAAAGATACATTAGTTAAAATTGATAATCCACAACAATTATCAGATAGAGATATTAATATTTTATATAATGCATGTGATATTGGTTTAAATACAGCAGATGGAGAAGGATTTGGTTTATGTACTTTCGAAGGACTTGGTGTTGGAAAACCCCAAGTTGCTTCATATTTAGGCGGTATGATTGAATTTTTATCTGAGGATTATTCTTTTAAAATTGAACCAAAAAGTTATATATATTTAGATCATAAAAGTGTAGGAATTGGTGGTAAGGCAGAATTAATTTCTCCTGAAGAATGTGCTAATATATTTTTTAAATATTATATGGACAGAAATTTACTTAAAACACATGGTGAAAACGCCCGTAAAAATATACTAACACATTATAGATGGGAAACATTGGTAGAATATTTTTATAAAAATATTATAAAAAAATTTTAAATATCTAAATAATAATAGATAATATGTCTAAATGTACTAAGGAAAAAGAAGTATTATGTAAAAATAAAAATAAAATATGTAATAAAAACACTGGTAGATGTAATAAAATTCCAGATATAAAAAATAAAACATTATGTGATAAGGAAAAAGAACTGTTATGTAAAAAAAAAAATAAAATATGTAATAAAAAAACTGGTAGATGTAATAAAATTCAAAATATTCAAGTAATAAATAAAAAATCATCAACAACTTTAGAAAAAATATCAAAATTAAAAAAAATTTGGAAAAAGGTTAAATTAAAAAGTAATAATAATCCTAAAAAAAAAGCATTTAATATCATTATTAAACATTTATTACCATTTATTACAAAAACATTTACTCTTAAAAATAGAATAAAATATGCAAATGAAATTCATAAAGGAATGTTTAAAGAGT